GCAGTGCCTAAGGATGTAGTGCCTGCAAATCCAGTGACAGGAATTGTTAAAGAAGGAAGAATTGTTACCGTCCCAAGCCCAGTAGTTCCAACTTGTCCAGTTACTGCAACAGTGATTGAAGGTAAAGCCGTTACACTTCCTAATCCAGTCGTGCCCGCCAATCCAGTTTCGACAACAACTACACTAGAAAACGCAACTTCATTACCAAGTTCACCAGTTGCTTCGAGACCAGTTAGTGCAACTAAAGCTGTTCCTGGTGCAGTCGTAGTTCCTGCTTGACCCGTTCCTGAAACACCAGTAGGAGTAACTACAGTTTGAGCGGCTGCAACAACTGTTCCTGTTGCAGTAGTGCCTTGTACCCCAGTAACACCAAATATACCTTGAGGTTTTGTAACCTCGTCACCAACTTGTCCAGAGCCTTGATTACCAGTAGCACCAACAACTGATGTGCCAGTTTCAACTGTATTCCCTACTGCTCCAGTGCCTGATACTCCAGTTTCTGTAACAGTAGCTCCAGCCGTAACAGTAGAGTTTGTTTGAGTAGCGATAAATTCATTTTTGTACATTCGTAGATCACTACGAATTGTTCCAGTAAAATCATCACCAGATTGGAACTGAGTAGAACCATCATCTGAATCACCACCAGCAGGAGTTCCTTGTGAACCACCAAATTCACCATTAGCACCTCCTGCCCAAGAACTTAGAGCAGTCGCACTAGTTGTTTGTCCATCTGCAACTAGTTGTCCATCTATATATATTTCTAGTTTACCGATACTTACATCTATTGCCCATACGAGGGTATGAGTATTTCCATCGAAAAATTGTGGTAAAGTTGATACTGCTACTTGTGCAATAGCACGATTTGTGGCAGTAGTATTAGTATCCTCTGCACCACCTCCTGCTCTAAATCTTAAAAAGTAAGCACCACTTTGTTCTGATATTCCAAACCAAGCTCCAGTTCCAGTTCCTCCAGTCTCCCAAATACAAGAGGCTTTTGAAAAAGAAGAGGGCAGATCCATTTCTGCGGCAAGAACAATATCTTGTTGTCTTTCAGTGTTTGTGATGTCTTGAAGGTTTGAGCCATTACTTATTACCTGATCATCTTGGACAAAACCATCTACAGTCAAGCCAAATTCTTGACTGAATGATGTAGCCATGAGGCTATCTCTAAAGTCAATAGCAGTATTAGAACTAGCTGCTACAGATTCATTACCAACAGCAGTGGTTCCAGCAACTCCAGTTACTGCAACTGAAATCGCAGGAAGTACAGTTTCACTACCAAGTGCTGTAGTACCAGCAACGCCAGTAACTTCAACGGGTAGAGGAGCGTTCCACGCTCCTTGACCCCATGTGCCTCGACCCCAACCAGTAATGTTCGCCATTGGTTAGCCTTTTGTTAGGCTATTCTAATAATAGCGTTTGATGCGTCTGCTGTTGGAAATTGTATTGTAAATGTGCCTGCTGTTGATGTTTTATTAGATGTAAAATCTAAAACACATACTGCTTTATCACTGTTAGTGTCATTATAAATTAATGCACCCATTGCAGTAATTGTCGCAGTGGTAAAACTTAAATCAGCAAAATCTGTAAAAGCAGTTGTACCAGATGTTGTTGGAGCAACTTTCGTTAAAGTTCCACCACCAGATGTGTATGAACCACTATTTGCTATTTCGCCAGTTGTTGTAAAAGCAGTTGTTGCCGCACCTAATGTTGCAGTTGTTGATGACTTTCCACCACCACCTTCTGCATAGAGTGCAAGTTTAAACGCATTGCCGTTAGTGGCAAAATTGTGTGTACCTAACATTAACTCTTTTTTAAATGCAGTACACATCGCTTGAGTTATAGCCATATCAGAGTCTCCTTATATATTCAGCCGTTTCCTTTTGACCACTTGATCGCAAGGCTTGAATAATATTAGCACGCTCTTCCTTTCTTGCCAAGATAATATAATGATACATAATTCCTTTTAGTTGCTCTTTAAATAATTTTGCTTGTTGTCTAACGTGAGGCGGTGCTTGATCAGATACACTAGCAATCTTGTCAACAGCAAGATCTGCTATCTGTTCGTTGGTTAATCCACCTTGATGGGAAGTTTTGACGTTTACACTTCCTATTTCTGAAAAACTTACATTAAACATAATTTACTCCTTATATTATCCAAATGTGGATGTTTCCGCAGGTGATGTGTTTCCGTCCATGCCTAAACCACTAAGACGCACTTCATTAAATTTAAGTATATACCAACCAGTTCCAATATATTTTTCATTTGACAAAGGAGGATTACCTCTGTGTATATGTGTCCAACTTGCGGGAAAAATAGTAAACAACCCTTTTTTTGGTTTTATTCTAATATGTTGATATAATAACTCAGTCTCACCACCTTCTTCTACGTCATTTAAATATAAAGTCCAAACAAGTTCTCTTTGTCTATCAAAAAGATTTTCGTGATGCCATTGATGAAATCCTCCACCTATAGAAGTTTTTTGCCATTTATAAATATCAGTGTTGAAATAGCCTATTTCATTTTGAATAATGTCATTAAAATAAGGAACTTTATCTAAGTAAATAGATAGAGCTTTGTTTAAACTTTCTCTGAAAACAAGAACCGAGGATAGTGTTTCACCCTTTTCATTTTTAACTTCCATTTCTCTTAAAACTTCTCTTCCACCCATAGTAATATCTTGTCTGTGAGTTTGTGAATTTTCTATTTTCCATACTTTTTGTGGCTCTATATCTGTTCTTTCAAATGTCTTAACAATTTCATCACAATAATCATCTGGCAAAAAGTTAGGTATCGATAATATAAAGTCTTCAAATTTCATTATTTTTTCTCCTCGTAGCTAATTCCAGGTATGTCATCTCTACCAATAAGATTAGGTTTAGAATCTAATGGTTCTGGTGGTTGTAGTTTTGATTTTTTTGTTATTAACATATTTCCGTTTGTTGCAGTTGATACAAGTGGATCGTCTAATCTATGGTATCCATACAGTTTTTGATCTTCAGGTACATTCATATCCAGTAAAGATGAGCTATGAGCTATATGTATTTTAATTTTTTTTGCTAAAGCTATGGCCAACCAAAACTCGCAACAAGCTCTGCCGGCTTCTGCAAAAGCAACATCTTTATGTGTAAAATCTATACCGTATAAATGCAAATCTGTAATATCTTGTATAATTGCATAAGCAATGGCATAAGACACAGTGTTGTTAAAATAAGCATAACCACTTTTATGTATAACCTCTTGTAAAGGAAACTCTATTACATCAGGACATCTTTTATCTACAGTACAAGAATAAATGGGTATATCCATTTTTTTTGTTAATCTTTCTTGCATGATATTTGTTTGTTTACCAGCATTGGGCGTATCAAGAAATCTTGATGGCGGGTCCATCATAAAACATTTGTCGTGATAAATTACACCAGACATTGAGTTAATAGCGTATACCTCATCAAACTTTTCACTTCTAATTTTTGCTAAAATGTATTCATTGAAACTGTTGCCTAAAGCAACTACTGCTATACTTTTTTTCTTCATATAAGATACTATACATAATATCTTATAAAGGTCAAGACTTAGGGTAGCTTACTAAACCCTTTCTAAAAGCATCAGTGTTCTCAACAGCTTCCCCATAAAGTTTAAGTCTTGTGAAAGCTTCTGTATATCTGTCATTGTATAATTTAATTAAATCATTCTCACCCTTCATGAAAGTATAAGCCTCCACTAAACTTGCATATAATAAGGCATCTGGAGCGTTTGTGCTAATCCAAGTTGAACCAGAATCATCTGTAGTCAATGACGCTGGTCTGTAATAATAATGAACTTCAACATTAAAATTACTATTAGGCGTAGGTGCTATAATAAAATTATTAACATCAAAAGAAGCGTAAAACCTGGGTGTACCAGTGGTGCTTGGGTTAGGATGAAACTCTTGTAGATAATTAACATCTTTTTGTAACAAAAATACGTTTTCACTACTTGAGTTTACAAAAGATAAAGAAAAGTTTGCTAACCAATCAGACGGTTTCTGTAAAAATTTATTACCACTTGTCATCACTCCTGTTACGTTTTTCCTAAAATATTCTAGATCTACAGATTTTAAAATTCGTTCTTCTGCGTTCTGAATAAAAAAAGGTATTTCTGCTACAAACGTAGCCTCATCGTTTTCTGTCCATTCTTGAATTGAAGCTGTCAATGTGGTTAATGTAAAACTCATGCTACACTCACTGTTACACTTCCAATACTACCTGTAACCTCAAAACTTTCAAGTTTTTTTGGAATATGACTGTCTGTATAAGTTGGTCTATTAATAGGATTAGTTGTAAACACTAAAAAATCGACAGGTACTGTAGGACTATCAGGTCTAGCGTTTCTAATTGCTTGACCGTCAACCGGGACATTAAATGGACCCAACTGCGGATGTTTTCTTTCATATTCATCTGGGCCTACCAATGATCCGTTCCATTCAAGCTTCATGTCTCTCAATCTATATCTCATACCAGATCTATCTGATATTCCAAATGAGTGTTTACCTGAAGCAAATCTGCCCATCAATTACTCCTAAAATATTGATATTCAGGTGTAACTGTAAAGCTGGATCTATCTCTGTCTTCACCCATAGCTCTTTGAAACTCTTCTTCATAAATAACTTTTAACATTTGTGTAAGCTGTGGATTTTTCTTCATAGATAAGTAATAAGCCAGTCCAGCTGTTAAACAAGGGTAAAAACGAAAAGGGACCTCTAAAGTATTTGCAGCTGTGTCAGCGTCCTGTATTCTGGTCAAAGCGTCATAAATAATTACATCTGTGCTGTTCTCAGGTGCAGGCCATATTTTTAAATTAGGTGTGATTTGTCTGTCCAAGAAAAATTGTGTGGGTCTACCACTAGATGTTTTTGTAGGTATAGCAAGATAACTATCTCTACTAATTCTACTTAAACTAAAGTCCGTGCCACTTCTTCTTACTACGGCCGATAGAATATCTATAACATCAGTACCCAAAGAGTAATCTGTATCGGCAGCTGTCAAAGCCTGTGTCCTTTGTTCTATAGTCCACTGATTAAGACCTCTGTTAGCCCACTCAGCTAACATGAGGTTCATTGACCTTCTAGCTGTTTGTAGATCATAACCTGTTCGTATCTCCAAGCCACAACGCTCAAAAGCCTCTTCAATATAATCCGCTACGTCTAATTCAAAATCTGTTGAGCTTGATGTTGCCATGTTTAATCCTTATACAAGTTATCAAATGTAACATTAGGGTCCATATAACTATTATCACATTCTGCGTTATGAATCCACTGACTTGGTTTAAAATCTGGTGCACCTTCACCAGTTTCCCATAATGCAGGACTTGTCGCACGAACTCTATTATTAGGTAATGCTACTATATTTCCAGTCCATTTACCAGCATCAGTTAATTCTATTACATGACTTTGTTTATGTTGAGCAGGATCATCAGCTATATCTGACTCTGTATAGTCTACAGTAAAAAGGTATTTACCTGTGTAGAACTTACCATCAATCTTACATTTCCAAGGACTAGAGCTAACTCGGTCTAGTTTTATTATTGAATGATGATGCGAACTACAATCCCAAGGCTGGACCAAATGAACAGGCATAGGCTCTGGCCAATTGTCCAAAGGAGTATCTGCAACTAGAGCTGTAATCGGCATACGAGCCCACATTGCCCCACCGTTAATATTTTGACTTTCATCAAAATCAGACTCACAACCTGTAAAAATCATTTGAAAACTTAAACATCTATCAGGCACAGTAGTGACTGCAATAGCCATAGCATGAATAAATTCACCATGATATTTTTCGTGATTGTGCGTATACTCTCTTCTCACCCAGCATTTAAAATGCGGGATGTTACTTTGAAGATAAGGCACTTATGCTCGGCCGCCTCTTCTCATCTTCTTGATAGCACCGCCTTTAGCGAAACCTTTTTTCTTCATGCCAGCTGCACCGCCACCCATCATCTTCTTGACTGCACCACCTTTAGCATAACCCTTCTTTTTCATACCGGCTGCACCGCCGCCTCTCATCTTTTTCACAGTTCCGCCTTTAGCGAAACCTTTCTTTTTCATACCGGCAACACCGCCACCCATCATTTTGGCGTAACCTTTTTTCTTCATGTTTTTTTTCTTTTTTGCTGGCATTTTGCCCTCCTTTGTTAACTACTGACTGAACCCTGTGTAACCTTACGTCTGTTTGCCATGACAGCTCCACAGCCTCTAGCTACTACACTACCTGTTTTTACTTTACCTTTAAAGGGTCTTTTTGCTTTTGTGCTAGGTATCGCACCGCCAGAACTCATCTTTCTTACTTTAGCAGCTGGTGTATTACCTACAACTGTTTTACCTTTTGACCCTGCTTTTTTCTTTTTTCTTGCTGTAGAAGCTCTTTCTGCTTGTGATAAGCTATTTGCCTTTGCTCTCGGTAAACATCGATCTGGATTTTTTTTATCTTTAGATGTACCACAAGGCCCTTTAATCTTACCGTCAGTGCCGATTCGCACCCAGTCTTGCTTCAACCATTTTTTTAATTCACCCATTAACGACCTTTTCTTTTACCGCCTTTGGCTTTTTTTGCATAATTAGGATCTTTACAATATTTGGATGCAGCTAAATTTGCATATGCACTAGGATATGTGTCAAAGGTTCGTTTTGCCCATGCCTTGCCTTCAGGACATATTTTGCTGCCCTTACTTTTTGCTGCACCGCCTTTTTTAAAATATGTAACATTTTGTTTACCTGGTTTGGGTCCAGTTCTTACAACGGTCATGCTGTGCTCCTTTGTTTTCTAATACTATCTTTACCTTTTTTAAATATATTTGCAACTTGAGTTTTGCCCATTACCTTTGCTCTTTGTTCTCCAACTGTAAGGATTTGTATCTTTCTCGCAAAAGGCTTATTGATTCTTTTAACCTTGGCAACAGTTGCTCTGGCATCCGACGGCGTAGCAAATTTAATACTAACCGTGTCCTTAGGGTTTTCGTCCGTATATAAGCGTCTGCCAGAACCTTTTGGCTTTTTTCCTGTTCCAACTTTAGGATCTTTTTTTCTTTTTTTTGCCATTTTTTAGTAAACTTCCTAGTATTTTTGACTGGTTAGCATGAGCTCTGCTTGCTTTTTTTAATTTACCTTGAACTTTTTTTACTTTTCGTTTTGCTACACCTGTTAAGGCCATCATCTACCCCCTACAAAAATAAATACAATTGATATCAGCTGTAAAACTACACCTGCGATTAACATCCACACACGCCTATCGATTTTGTCTATTTGTGCCTGTAAGTGTGTAAGATGATTGCTTTCTAATCTTTTTATAACCTCTTCAAGTACAGACATCCTTTTGTCTAAATTGTGTAAAATATCTTTTTCTCGTTTAGTTGCCATTTTTTTTAAAACTCTTAGGGTATACTTTTTTTATTGCCTTATTGAGAAAAATAGTTTTTTCTTTTGTAGGCATATTATCAATATAAACTCTTAATAATCTTTTTTGTTGATTCTCTGTCAAGTCTGATATTTTTGGTCTTGGTATT